CCTCTTCCGTGCCGGCAAAGCGACTGGCGCAGGTCAGCGTCAGCCGATGCTCGACCCCGCCCCCATCCGCATTCAGACCCCGGCTCTCGCTCTTGCCGATCAGCAGATACGGAAACGCCGCCTCCTCCGGCGGCTGATCCCAGACCCTCACCGGATCGCCCAGCAGGGCCTTCAAGGCCGCGTCGCCCTTCAACCACTCAATCAGCGCCTTGATCAGCGCCCCCTCATGATCCCTCATCGCGCCCGCTCCAGATTCAGCCGCACGCGCCCCGCCGCCTTGGGATCGGCCTCGATCCCGACCAGGCCCCAGTCCGCCCCGCCGAACCGCACCACCAGCCCCTCGGCCAGCCTCGGATCGGCCCGCACCGAGGCAGCCAGCGTCTCCACGCCCCGCGTCACGCCCGCGTCCGTCCGCTCGCGCCGACGCCTCGCGCCGAGGCTCAGCCACAGCGACCCGACCGGCTCATAGCTGACTGCGCGACCGCCATAGGGCGTCTCCGCCTCCACCGGCCGCACCAGCGACGCCACGACCTTCATCATTCCGCTCACAGCCGCACCACGCGATAGGGCGCAATCCACCCCTCGACCGGCGCCACCGACATCTCGCTCTCGCCGCGCTCATAGGCCCGCAGAACCAGCATCATCACCGCCAGCCGCAACGGCGCCGCCGAGGTCGAGGCCAGGCTCAAACCCACCTCCCCCTCGACCCGCGCCCTCGCCGCGTCGATCAGGGTCTGGATCAGCCCGTCCTCCGCCTCATGCTCGACGCGCAGGAACAGCTTCGCCTCCGTGAGGGTCACGGGTGCGCTCATGGCAGTCTCCATTTGAAAGAAAAGCAGGGGGCGGCCGACGGCCGCCCCCTTCCGCGCTCATCAGCTCGCCGCGAACTTCATCAGCTTGATCGCGTCGAAGTTCTGCACCCCGCCGCCCACGCGCTTGGTCGTGTAGAACAGCACATAGGGCTTGGCCGAATAGGGGTCGCGCAGCACCCGCACCCCGGCACGATCCACGATCAGATAGCCGCGCGAGAAGTCGCCGAACGCGATCGACAGACTGTTGGCCGCCACGTCCGGCATGGTCTCGATCTCGGTGACCGGATAGCCCAGCAAGCTGGCCGTCTCGCCCGGCCGCGTCGCCGGCGACCAGATGTAGTTCCCGTCCACGTCCTTGAACTTACGCACCAACGAAACCGTGCGTCGGTTCATCACGAAACGCCCGTTCGGCCGATACTGGGCCTTGGGCGCATAGATCAGGTCGATCAGCTTGTCCGCCGGATTGCTGCTGGCGAAGGCGCCCGCCGCCCCCGACGCCACCGTGCCGATCTGGCCCCAGGTCTGCGTGCCTTCGCTCGCCGTCGCATAGGCCAGGAAGCCTTTGGGCTTGTTGACCCCGTCGCCGTTGACGAAGGCCGCCGTCTCCTGCGCCGCAAAGGCGTCCTCGACCTCGGCCGCCAGCCATTCGTCCAGGTCGATCAGGGCGTCGTCCAGCAGACTCTGCGTCGCCGCCGGACAGGCGTAGAGATCCGCCGACGAGAACTCGAGCAGGCTCAGCGTCGCCGGGTCCGTCTCCGGTCGCGCCGCCGTCTCGGCCACCCAGCCCGCCGTCACGCCCGCCGTCGACACCGGCTTCCTGAACACGCCCGAACCGACCGTGCGCACCGTGGCGATCTCGCGCATCGGACTGCCCGCCATCAGGCGTCGCTCGATGGCCCGCTCCGTCTCCGGCGGCACGACATAGCCCGCCGAGTTCGACGCCGACGACAGCCCCGCCTTCAGCTCCAGACCATGCGCCTGACCCGACTTCATATAGCCGTCCCACGCCGCCTTGGCCTCCGGCGCCGCCACGACAGCGGGCTCAGCGCCCAACATCGGACGTCGGGCCTCGCTCAGCGCGCGATCCAGACGCGCCTGGGCCCCCGCCACCGCCTGGTCGATGCGCGCCACCTTCTCTTCCAGCAGCACATCGGCCGACGCCTTCTTCTCGATCTCGTCCAGCCGGGCGTCGTTGGCCCCTTTGAACGCCTCGAACGCCGCCATCATCTCATGCATGGCGGCGCGCGCCTCGGGCGATGCCGAGGCGGTCTTGGTCTCTTTCATGCTCTCTCCGGTTTTAGAACCGCCTGATGCGGTTACGCTGGAGACGCGTTTGAACGCTCGCGTCTCTGGACCTTGGGCTCATCCACACAGGTACGAAGCACAGTCGTGCTTCTCCTAGGTCGCCAAGGATCGGTTCAGATGGCCTGCACCTTACCCGTTGAAACGATCGATGCTACGGCATCGACGCCTGAGGCATTAACCCCAAACCTGATCAACTCAAGTCCTGCAGGCAGGGCTCTGAGTGCATAGGCCGCTCCGTTGCCCTGGTACTTCCAAACGAGGGCGTTGTAATCCCAGTATGCGTTGAAGCCGATATGCGTGATGTCACCGGCTAGAGTAATGTGATCCTTTGCGGCGATTGAATAACCTGGAAGCGGAGATCGACCGACGCCGAGGGATCCCAGCGTATTCCTTTCGCTAAGGCGCTGAACCAGACCCTCTCCGGGTTGAAGCACGAAGCAGTCCGGCCCCAGGGCGGGGATGCCGGCGTTGATGTTCGCCGAGACGTCCAGGTTGGTGATTTTGACGTTCTTGGCCCCGGACCAAATGAACGCGCCGTAGTTTTGGGTTGGAGGGAGGCCCGGCTGGTCCTTGAACTTGCCCGTCGCCCCCGAAAAGCCGCCAACAACGGTGATGTTCTCGCAGCCATTGTCGATCATAAGGCCGTTGAACGAACCGTACGAGCGGACGGAGTTGTAGTTGAACTGCGGGTTGGAGATCGTGATCTCGCTTGCATGCTGGATACGCATGCCGTGCGACACGTTGCCGATGCATCGCGGAGAGGTGATGATCCCGCCGCCGACGTACCCGTTGCTCCCATCGATATTGATACCGCAGTGGTTCGGAGACGTGTCGGAACCAGGCACGGTCGTACCCGAGCTCGACGCCCAGAGGTCGGTGAATTGGAAGTCCACGACGCTGCCGCCGTTCGGGGCAATGTCCACGCCGTGGTTTTCGCAGGTATCGGCAAGGTAGCCGCTGACCATCATGCCAGACACGGTTTGACCGACGCCGGGAACGCACTGGAGACCGACCCGGCACGTCAGGCTGCTGGGCATGTTGTAGATATAGAGGCCGCCGACATGATAGGCTTGAATACCGGTCTCGCGGGCGACGATCGTACCCTTGCCGATCCACATGTCCTGGACGTAGCCGGAATGCCGGCCGATCCTGATTCCGAAGCGAACATGGTTCATTTCGAAGTGTTCGACGGTGTACAGGAACTGGTCAGCCCCGCCGATCATCTCGTAGCAGGCGAAGTGTTCGCCAGTACCGCCGTGCCAATAGCCGGGATCAAACTGCATGTCGCGGGACACCAGGTTGTGTCCGTTGACGAAGGCCACGGCGGCGCCGTCAGTACGGGCGACCAAGGGCACGATGTTCCCTGCGGAGATCCCACCAGCGCTCATATTGCGGAAGGTGAAGATATCGCCGTCTGGCTTGGAGCTTAGCCACACGGTAGAGCCGGGGCCGTCCCCGACAATGGAGATGCCCCGCGTGGCGACGACGATTTCCCCCGTGCCCAGTCGATATCGACCGGCGGGAGCGTAAATCTGCGTGGGCGCGTTGTCAGCGACAGCCTTCGCGATCGCCGCTACGTGGGCAAGATAGTCGATCTCTTGCGAAAGATTGGTCGCGCTAGGGAAGTAGGTCTGCCATTGGGTCAGGCTCCAACCCGTCGTGTTGACGCCCTGGAACACCGTGGTGCTGGCCAAGGTGTGGCTCAGGCCATCACCGAAGGCGCCGAAATCCTTGACGTTCAGCATGCGGGCGCCTCCACGGTTGGCATGTTTGTCGATGCGTCCCAAGGGGCGCGATTAGTTCCATTCATCTCGCTTTTTCCTCTGGCCGGAGTTGCGAGCGCGCTTGCGCTTAGCCCCCGAAGAATCCCGCCCGCGCAAGGGCTTGAGCGTGGTGCGCCTCGGGAGACGCCCCACATGGTCTTGGCCTCTTTCAACATCTTCCTCCTGAAGGTTAGTCTGTCAGCTCCTGAACGGAGCGACCCATGCGGTGGCTGCTACTGCTCACCGTCTTTGTCGGCGCCAGCTCGCCGCCGCCGACTATTCCGCGGGGCCAGTCGGCGACCTGCGCCGATGCGGCCTGTTCGCCGGACTATCAGGCGCGGTATCTGGTTCCGACGCTCGCCGCCGTCTTCCTTCTGTCGCGCCGTTTCGGTTCGCGACCGGCCTGAGCCGCCGCCCTCTTGCCGTCACGCTTGGCGTCTGGCCATAGTGCGGGCGAACAGGGAATTGTCACATGCGCCAGGGTCTGCTCGTCGCCGCCGTCGCTCTCGTCCTCGCCTCGCCCGCGCTTGGCGAAACGCCCCCGGCGGCGTCCCAGACTTCAACCCAAGCCGCGCCGGCGCCACGCGCCGAAGACGTCGCTTCGTCCGACGCCATCGTCGCCGCCCTCTATCAGGTCATCTCCGGCGACGAAGGCGTTCCTCGCGACTGGGACCGCTTTCGCAGCCTGTTCCACCCGTCCGGTCGACTGGTCGCCATCGGCGGCCCGGCTGAGGGACCGGCCGTCGTCCGCACCCTGACGCCCGACGACTACATCACCCGGTCCGGTCCTCTGTTGTTGCAGGGCTTCCATGAGCGCGAGATCGCGCGCCGGGTCGAGCATTTCGGAGGGATGACGCACGTCTTCTCCACCTACGACGCTCGCCGCGCCACCGCCGACGCCGCCCCCTTCCTTCGCGGCGTCAACAGCATCCAGCTCTTCGACGACGGCCAGCGCTGGTGGATCGTCAGCGTCTATTGGCAGAGCGAGACGGCGCAGTTTCCGCTTCCGGCCCAATATCTTCCGCCCGCGCCCTGAACCGCGCGCCCGGCAGCATGGGGAAGGTCACCAGCGACACCTCCCAGAGTTCCACCGCGCTCAGCACCCGCAGGCGCCCGTCGCGTCGCGCCCTGGCCGCGCGGAAGCCGATCGACAGCCCGTCCAGCGCCCCCGCCCGCGTCAGGGCGGCGGCGTAGCGCGCCTCGGCCGACCAGTCGTGGATGCGTCCGCGCACCCGCAGGCCGCGCTCGTCCTCGACCATCTCGTCCCAGACGCCGACCACCGCCCGGCTCTCGTGCTGATGCAGCATCCGCACCCCGCCCGCGCCCGTCTTGGCCAGACTGTCGGCGAAGGCGCCCTTGGCCACCACGTCCCCGTTCAGGTCGGCTGCGCCCCACAGCGAGGCGTAGCCTTCGATCACCACGACGCCCTTCTCCCTCCCCTTCATGGGGAGGGTGGCCGAGCCGTCAAGCGAGGCCGGGTGGGGGCGCTTCGGCGAACCAGGCGCCGCGCCCTTCCTTTCCAGCCC